AGTTGCCAATGGATTACCCATTCCTGTTTCTGATACTCGAAAAGCTAATTCTTTGAATGCTCTCTGTTCCCAAGCGTAAGTTTACATAAAACAAAAAGGCTATCAAATGATTGTATGATAACCTTAATGAGATAACTTAAATTTTTCTATTTTATACTATAATTATTTTCTCTGATTTATGGGGTAGTAACAATATTTGCATAAAGTAAAAGAAAAATTTGGGTCGGAAAAAGTTAGGTGAGGGCTTGTGGTTATTGGGTTTGTTGAGGTTGGGGCGTTGGTTTTATGCAAAATAGGGAAATGAGCAGGAATGGTAAAAAATGGGTAAAAATTGGATTATTTTTTGCATAAAAGTGATCAGGGTTTAGATGGTTTTTAAAAGATTTTTAAAACAGGTTTAAAACTCTAAAAATGGTAGTAAAAACTAGGCAAGGCGATTTCAGGTGAAATCGCCTTTATTTTTTTGGGGGGAAATCTTGTGGTTTTGGTGCGTTTAGGTGAAATCTGACTTATTTTTGTGAGGGATTATGCCTAAAAATCACGATAGCCACGCACTACTTGCCCAATAACGATAAGGCTATTTGCTTCTTCAGCTTCTAGCTTTAATGGGCGGTATGTTGGGTTATCGCTAATTAACTCTACCCCATCATAGGTTAACTGCACTTTTTTCACTAGCATTGACCCATCATTATTTAAAACAAATATTTTCCCATCAACTAAATTACGTTTAGAGCGATCCACAATGATTTCTTCACCATCTTTTAAGGTTGGATACATACTTTCACCGCTCACCAAAAAACATTGCACAGTTTTCAGCCTTTAAGTGCTTTGTTTGTAGCCAAACAAGTTCTACTTTTATCATCTGTGAGAACTACACAGTAAATTTATTTAACTGTGTAGTTAGTACCAATTTTTTATAAAGTAAACAGAATACATAAAAGAACAATATAATCAATGTGTTATAAATTTTAGGCGTTTTTTTTCGGATTTCTTTTTGTGTAGTCTAATAACTCTTTTTCTGTGTATTCAGCTAAACGCATATTAGCGATTGAATGCTTACAACACATTTTGGCTGTTTCGGAGATTAACTGCTTACCTTGAGTATCACTTCTTCTAAAATTTGCCAGTAACTTTATTTCATCCATATTCAGTAAAACTGGATTTATTGCATCAGAAGGCGTGATTAGTGAAGGGTTAATTGTGGCAGAATAATCATCCATATCTATTTCAGTTGCTTTATCTTTAATGGCGTTCACAAGATCCTCATTATTAGCATTATTTGGTTCTCTAATCCCAGATAGAATGTAATTGATATCCAGTTTTAAATCTGGACGCTCAAGCTCTAATAGTCTTAAGGCATTTTCAGGAAATACACCTCTACGCTTTCTTTCAGCAAAGGCACTTTTTGACATTTTTAAAAGTTCAGCCACCTCTTTATCCATCGTTAATGATAGTTCAGTTTTTAATCGATTGGCGATGTCTGTGAAATTTTTCATAAAAAACCTCTTGAAATTCATAAAAATCATATTTAATATGAACTCAGTAAACAATAATGAACTTTATGATTTCATATTAATTCGTATTGTTCTTATTCTAGTTCAAAATATGTTTTTAGTCCATAGAGGAGTTTATATGAAAAAAAGAACGAGAGATGAAGCTAAAAATTGGTTCAGAGAAATGAATGTAACGCAATCTGAATGGGGGCGAAGAAATGGTTATAGCTCTAATGAAATTAGCCGAGTATTGACGGGAAAATCAAAATGCCTTTATGGAAGAGAACGAGAAATTGCTATTAAACTCAATATAGCTTTAGAAAGTTAGAGGTTCATATGTGTGAACTAAAGCCATACTATTCTGCTCAAGAGTTAATAGGTTTACAGCTAGTAATCTTACCAACGACCAAAAAAGCAGTAATAGACAAAGCCAAACGCGAAAATTGGCAATCTCGTAAACGTGTTGGTCGTGGCGGTGGTGTTGAATACGCCCTTTCCTCTCTCCCTCAAGAGGTGCAAGAGGAAATCAGAGATAAATTTGCGACCTCGGTTGTGGCGGGCAAGCCTAAAAAGTTGCCAGTGTTGAAATCGGTCGTGTTGGAAGACCTCACCGAAAAACAACGCCAAGCGGCAGATGCAAGAATGACGTTAGTGGCTTATATCTTGCAGTTGGAGCAAGCACAACCTCGTTATAAAGCGGTGAAGTTTTTTTGCCAGCAGGCGAAACAAAATTTGTTATCACCTGAATTAATGGCATTAGTGGCTAAGGCGAATAACAAAAAAGGTGAAAGCCGTGTGATTGGTGAACGCACCTTAAATCAATGGGTGTTGGATTATGAAAAAGCGAGCACCCCAGAAGAACGTTTAAAAGCTCTTGCCCCTATGCAACGGGTGGCAAAAAAGGCAGAAGACATTTCGTGGTTGCCTGATTTTCTAGCGGAATACCGCCAAACCAATGGCATTAATGTGGCAGAAGCCTATGGGTATTTTGCTCAACATTGGCGAGAGCGTTTTGAGGATCAACCCTTAATGCTTGAGATGTTGCCAAGTCTTAATCGTGTCAGAAGAGCGTTAGCCAAATTGCCTCGCCATATTAAAGAAATTGGGCGTAAAACGGGGTCAGAGCTTCGGGCATTAAACACTTATGTGAAGCGGGATTGGTCGAAATTGTTGGTAAATGACATCTGGGTAGGCGATGGACACAGTATGAAAATGAAAGTGGCTCACCCTGAACACGGTAGCCCTTTTATCCCTGAAATCACGCTGATTATGGACGCCCCTTGTCGTTACATTGTGGGTTGGTCGGCAAGTCTGTCAGAAAACGCCCTTGCGGTGGCAGATGCGTTACGCAATGGGATCGAACAGCACGGTATCCCTGCGATTTATTACTCCGATAACGGGGGCGGTGAGAAAAACTGGCTACTTGATGGGGATATTACAGGGATGTTGCCCCGTTTAGGCATCAATCACCAAACAGGGATACCGGGCAACCCACAAGGGCGTGGGATTATTGAGCGGGTACACCAAACGATTTTATACCGCATTGCACGCCAATTTGAAACCTATCACGGCAGCGGTGCTGATAGGGAAACGGTGAGAAAGGTTAGCACTGGCGTGGTATCCCTTGAAAAAGCCTTGCGAAAAGGCACTGCACTTGAAGATTTAACCCCGAAACAACGCGGGGCTATGGGTAAGTTACCCAGTTGGAATCAGTTTTTAGATGCGGTGCAAGCGGGCATAGATTGGTACAACAACGAGCATAAACACAGTGAAATCGGCAATGTTACCCCCGCAGCCAAACGCCGTGAATTAATGGCAAAAACGAATGAAGAAAACTTGGTTTACCTCACCCAAGTTGAAGCACGGGATCTGTTCCGCCCAGCGGTAGAGCGTACACCAGAGCGAGGTTGGGTGCGGTTGTTTAATAACTTTTACTTTAGTGCGAAGTTGTTAGAGGTAGATAGAGAAAAAGTGCAGGTGGCATTTGATATTCACGACCCAAGCCGTGTGATTATTCGCAGGCTAGATGGGGTGTTTGTCTGTTATGCAGAGCTTGATGGCAATAAGCGTGATGCGTTCCCGATGAGTTTTGTGGAGAAAACGAGAAAAGAGCGTCATCAACGCCGAATGAAGCTAAAACAAGAGCAACTTGATGAAATTAATGCGGAACTCAACCCCGTGCTTACCATTGAACACAAAGAAAGTGCGGATTGGTTACATCAGTTACGCATAAATAAACAAAATGAATGGGAGGAAGACGCGGAAGAAATTGCGGTTTTCCCAAGTGAAATGAAACGTCAATTATTAAAAAGAAAGGCAGGTTAAACAATGAAAGAGCAATTACAACACTATATGCAGACACAGGGGCTAACGCAGGGGCAAATTGCTAAGGCGATTGGTAAATCCATCACCACTGTGAGCCAGTATTTAAAAGGCAATTACAACGGGAAAACCGATGAAATTGATGATGCCGTTGCCCGCTTGTTGCAACGTGAAAAAGATAAGGTGGTGGAACGCCGTTTTAACAGCGAATTTGTGGAAACTTACGCGGCACAGCGTTGTTTAGATGCTATCTACATTGCCCACGCAGAAAGTGATATTGCAGTGATCACAGGGGCGGCAGGTTTAGGCAAAACCCAAGCACTAAAACACTACATGGAACGCAACCCTGAAACCATTTTTGTGGAAGTTGAACCAAGTTACAGCCCGAAAGTGTTACTTAAAAATCTGTGTCAGCAGTTGGGACTAAACGAAAACGGACTAAATCACGAGCTCTTTACCCGTATCACCGAAAAACTTGGCGAAAACCGCTTAATTATTGTGGACGAAGCGGAACTATTAAGCACGAAAAGTTTGGAATATTTACGCCGTATCCACGATTTAACCAAGTGCGGTGTGGTGTTGGCAGGAATGCCGAGATTAATCGTTAATTTAAAAGGTAAATATGGTGAGTTAGCCCAGTTATACAGCCGTGCGGGCGTACATTGCGATTTACAAAACGCCCTAGATAAGGAAGACATCGCCTTACTTGCCCAGCAAGGCTTAGGTACGGACGAATTTAACGACCTGCTTTACAAAGTAAGCAAAGGCAACGCAAGACGATTGAACAAGTTAATGCGTGGCGTGATCCGCGTGGCGGAAATGCACGGAAAACCGATTAGCGAGGCACTGATTAACCGTTATGCGGAAATGTTGATTAATTAAGGAGGAAATATGGGCTTTAAAACAAAAGAGTTTGATAACTGGATAGGAAAAAATGGTGACATTTTGATTTCTAAAAATTCAAAAGATAAATGGATTGCTGCAGGGGGATGGAGCGAAGAAGAGGACGACTTTACTTTGTACAGCGTATTAAAGAATAGAAAGGCATGGCTGAATTTTTACCGTCAAACGAGAGTGACTAAATAAGGATTAAGGAGAAAGAAAATGGCAAGAGCAGACATTATTGACACAGCTTATGCGTTACGTCGTGAGGGTGTGGAGATTGTGAAATCAAAAGATGGGCGTTTTCCGAGTTTTTTAATTTTACGCCCAAGCCAACGCTTAATAGCAAATGCAACGCAGATTGTGGAACGCATTAACGGGCAACGCCGTGAGCGGTTTATCACTCAAGTGGGAAATTGTACGGTGTACTGGTTTTGAGGTGAGCAATGGCAAAGTCTCTGGATATTTACGCCGTCTATGAGGGTGAGGATAACTTAGGTGACGGCACAGCGGAACAGTTAGCAAAGCAATTTAACTTAAGTAAAACAACGATTTACCGTTATGCTAAGTTAGGCGATAAAGGAAGTAAGAAAAAACGGTTAATCATCATCAAAATTGATAAAGAGGAAAAAGAAAAATGAAAAAAATTGCCGTAATTTGCACCGCACTTTTGTTGGCGGGGTGCATTGAAAAAGCGCCACTTAATGATATACAGCCAATAAAAAGGTATCAGGTAAGCACATACGGCGAACTTAAAGAGGTATGTATTGATGGTGTGGTGTATCTACTACTCATAAAGGGTGGTATTACCCCAAAAATCAACGCCAATTATGACGTTTATATCTGTAACCAATCAACTAACCCATAGGAGAAAACAATGAAAACTGTAATCGAAGGCAAAACCTACTGGAAAGATGCAAAAGGCAACCTTACCCCAGAAGAATTAGTGAAAGACATCGACAAAGAACGCGATGCACTGGTGCAAGAATGGGTAGAAAAAGCCAAAGCCTTAAACGCGGAAATGAGCCGTTTTAAAGGCGGGATTTTTGGCGATATTCAGGCGTTTGTGGAACTTTCCGCCGAAAAATACGGCACAAAACTGGGTGGCAATAAAGGCAACGTAACGCTATTTAGCTATGACGGTAAATACAAAATCGTGCGAGCGATTAGCGATCATTTGCAATTTGATGAACGCATTCAGGCGGCTAAGGCGTTAATTGATGAGTGCCTTAGCGAATGGTCGGAAGGCTCTCGCCCAGAGCTAAAAACCTTGATTGAGCGAGCGTTTGATGTGGATAAAGAAGGCAATATCAACACAGGGAGAATTTTAGGCTTACGCCGTGTGGAAATCACCGACCCACGTTGGCTAAATGCAATGCAAGCCATTAGCGAAAGTGTGCAAATCGTAAGCAGTAAAGCCTATGTGCGAATTTATGAGCGGGTGGGTGATAGCGATCAATATCAGCCGATTAGTTTGGATATGGCGGGGATGTAAAAATGTTTGAAGATGTTAGTGATTTAAAAGAAGCCTATGATTTTTATAAAGCAGTTAAGAAAGATAAAGATGCTATTAGGTGTGGTTGTTTAAGTGACGCAGAAGATTGGATATGGAGAGAGCCGCATGCGTTATTTGCAGAAGACGATGAGCAGGAGGTATAGCAATGTTAGAGAAAGTTGCAAAATACAGTCGAATTTTTTCGGGAGCAGTGGCGATTACCATATTGCTGATTGCAGTGCCTGTGTTTTTTATCCACGAAGCCGTAGCGATAAAGTTGATGGCGTCAGCGTGTAATTTTTTTTGCCATTTTTGTCTTTTTTGAGGTTTTAAACCTTAAAAGTTGGGTACAACAAAATATCGCAACATTGATAAAAAGTGCAGAAATTGCATCAAAAGCCGCTTATAGCTTAAAGCAGCATAAAGGGCTAAATCTTGTGGTCAATGGCAACACAGTTACACCTGATAGTAGTGAACGGGAGGTATAAATGGAAATGTTACTTTATATCGCTGTTGGCGCATTTTTATTCCCTTTTTGTTTTGGTTTAGGTTGTATATGCGTCTATAAAATGATGGAGAAATTGGTCAAGTTAAATATGGATTAAAGCCCTTTTCAACACGCTTTAAAGCCCATTTAAGGCGTGTTTATAAAGTGTTTTAAATCAAAAAATAGGAGCAATGACAATGAATTATCACGCTGAAATAGACGTTAAATTGACTTTGGGTATTGAAGCTGAAACCAAAGACGAGGCGATATGTTATATCGACCAACTACTGGAAGAAATCCATGAAGGCTACGCTATTGGTCTGAAGTATCGAATTAATTTTGTAAATGAGGAATGCGACGATGAAGAATAAATATCTTGTCAGAGTGTACGGAATGGTTGAAATCACCATGGAAGCCGAAAGTATTGAGCAGGCAATGGCACAATGTGATTTGAATACCTTAGATTTAAATAAATTGCCACATCAAATCACTGAAATTGATGATGTAGTTGAAGTGGAGGAAGTATGACAAAGCAAAAACAAAGCGAACTCCAGCTCAAGCTGGATATGATGATCGGACAGCTTCAACAGGCGGTTAGAGCGATTAATACGGGCAACTATATTGCGGCGGGGGTGTATATGGAAATGGTGCAAAACCAACTGCCAAAGGCGAGATGGCAGGTAAGGGGGTAAAGATGAAATCTTTTACATTAATTTTAACAGCAACTTTTGATTTTCGCGATGATGAATTTAATGATATCGGTTTTAAATGGTCTAGTATAGACGGAAAGGCATTATTAGATGCGCCAAGAGAACTGGATTTTACAATTTATAAATTGATGAAAGATTGTACTTACGCATTGCCTATTTTATCCCATTTTTTTAAGGAGTTTAGTCAAGAGAAGCAACCCGTCATGGCAACTGCAAGCGTGCAGTTTGAAGGGGAAAATGAGGATTGGCAGCTAGCTTTTTCTGCACTAGAAAAAAACGAAGTAAACGAATATATCCAAGGATTGCTTTTTGGGTTGCTAACACAGAGAAATGAACTTTTGCGGAAGGTGAAGTTATTGGAAAAGGAATTGTATTAAAACCCATTTACCGCCCTTTTAAATCTCCCCTAGCCCCTCTTTACCAAAGAGGGGAACTGAAAGGGCGGAATAATGTGTTTTAACCCCGTTTTAAAAGGAGTTTAAAAATGAAATGTAAATGCCCTGCGTGCGGGGCGGTGTTGTCGTTAGATGTGTTGTTGCAACACGAGCAAGCGAGCCTTGCGGTGATGAATGCCTTATCGCTCAATGGCGAGTTTGGGCGGTTGGCGGTGCAGTATTTAGCTCTATTCCGCCCTGAAAAATCCGCACTCACAATGGATCGCTTAGCGAAACTACTCAGTGAATTGGTTGATGAGGTGCAACGCGGGCAGTTTTGCCGTAATGGGCAGGTTTATTCAGCCCCCATTGAATGTTGGATTGATGGCTTAACCATTGTGTTAAATAGTCGCCACCATATCAAACGCCCCTCGCCTCACACGGCTATTTGTATGAGGTGATGACCAAATGGCAAGGCAGAAATAGCCATCATAATATGATGAACGGACAAAGTAATCCGCCTGCCACTGCCCCACAATTCGGCAGCAAAACGGGCAAAGCTCTGCAAAATTTAGCGGAGTTTGCCAATGGCTGACGAAAAATGGCTAAAACGAACCGTAGCTCAAGGGTTGGGAAAATTGGTGGTGTTACGCCTTGCCAACCAACCGCCCGAAGAGATGATCAAGGCTACGGCAGAAGTGTGGGTGCAGGTGATTTTAAGCCAACGCATTTATGGCGGCTGGCAAGAGAAAGAAGATAAATGGCGAATTGAACAGGCGTTTATGCGGTTATGTGCAGAATGTGAGCGTTTCCCCGCCCCGAAAATGCTGTTAGACCGCTTACCCAAACGTAAAACCCTTGAACTACCACCACCTCAACCAAAACCATTAACCCCAGAACAACAAGCGCGCGTCAGTAAAATGTTAAACGAATGGCGAGGAGTATTAAATGCAAAACGATAGTTACCGAAAAAATCTCATTGCTAAAGTGCATATTGGTAAAAGTCAGTTAAAAATGGACGAAGAAACCTACCGCACTTTTTTAATGAACGCCGTAAATAAAACCAGTTGCAAAGCAATGAGTAACACCGAGCTTAATCAAGTGTTGGATTTAATGGCACAACGTGGGGCAAAAGTGCGGTCGAATTTTTGGGGAAATCGCCCAAGTCCAGCTAAAGCGAAAAAGCCGTACCTTGCCAAAATCACCGCATTACTTGCTAAGCATAATCTTACACCGCAATATGCTGACGCGATTGGCAAAAAAGCCTTTGGTATTGAATTTATTGACTGGCTTGCTGTGTGGCAATTAAAAAAAGTGATTCAAATGTTGTCGGTGTATGATAATAAGAAGAAGTTGTAAAATATTTTGCATAAGTATAAATTAAAGGTTCGTTTTGAGCCTTTTTTAATGGAGCAAATATGAGAAAACTGATAAATCTCTTAATATTTACAATAATACTTATTCCAGTATCACTGCAATTATTATCTAATCCTGCTTGGGGAAAGGGTCGTTATCTGCCAAAATGCAATGAAGTAGATGATCTTTTAAGCCAAATTTTAAATCAGCAAACTAAAGAAACAAATATTGACTTAACGCTCAAAAACATTACTGCTGTTAGAGAGGTAAAAAAGATAGAACAAGATAAAAATATACGTCTTTGCTACGCAATTTTACAAACGGCAACCTACAATAAACTAGAAGCATTATATTCGGTTTCTCCTGATGGTAATGATTTTTGGGTGCAAATAGAAGAAGTAAACCCTATTATTGATGCCAAGACATTAAGTAAAACGGGTGATATGTTAAATAATCAAATGGGAGAAGATAGATTACAGGCTTTTGAAATGGCGAAAAAATTTGGTGATATGAAAGAGGCTTGTCTATCCTTGAGTGTCGCCAAAAATTTTTCTTAAGTGCAAAAAATGAGGTTAAATATATACAAACCAATAAACTATTAGAAGAGTTCTGCAAAAAGTAAGTATAGGCTATCTAAAATCCCGCCAAGTGCGGGATTTTTTTCAAAAAATTCTCCAGTTAAGTGATCGTTTGAAAAATCCCGTGTGATAATGGCGAAAAAATCAATACGGGAGATTAAAAATGAGTCATCTTGAAGATGTTGCAGACTGCTTACCCCCTGTTGTACTGGAAATGGTGGATTTGGTGGGCTTTGAGGTAACCGAAAAAATCATTCGTCATTTTGGCGGGGTATGTTTTTTATTTAGTGATGGTGCGATGTATTTCCCGAAACTAAAATCGCTGGTTGGATTAGAACATGCCACCGCACTACGCCAGTATTTTAAAAGTGAAGAAGTCTATATTCCTCGCTGTGAAGTGGCATTAAGAACCTTACGTAATATTCGCTTGGTGAATGACTTTTTAATTAAAACCCAAGTGGAGGGAAAAAGCGGGCGTGCAGCAATGTTGGAACTTTGCACCAAATATGCCCTTTCTGATCGCCAAGCGTGGGAAATTGTGCGTAATGCCCAACGTAACTCACCGCTTGCAACCAAATCATCCCTATTTTAACTGTGGAAGTGCTTTGTCTATTAGGCTAACCACACAAATCTGATAATCACCTCAATAATGTCTTTGATTATTGAGGTTTTTTATGCCCTTTCCAATTACAAAAATTGTGGTGCATTGTAGTGCCACGCAGAACGGTAAATCCTTACGCAATGAAAGGCTAACCGCAGCCCAACGGATTGATCTTTGGCACGCTAAGCGAGGTTTTTTGCGGAAAAATCACCAATTTAACCCGTACTTACGCCATATCGGCTATCACTTTGTGATTGATACCGACGGCACTGTAGAAACAGGACGTGCAGAAGGAGAAATCGGCGCACACGTTAAAGGGCATAACGCCCATAGTTTAGGCATTTGTCTTGTAGGTGGCATTAGCATCACAGGCAAAAACTACGGACGCTACACTGTCAAACAATGGCAAGCCTTGTATCAACTCTTACAAAAGTTAGAAGCCAAATACCCAGAAGCACGCATTTGCGGGCATCGGGATTTATCGCCTGATTTAAACGGTGATGGCACGATTACCCCAAACGAATGGGTAAAAGACTGCCCGTGCTTTGATGTTTGGGAGTGGCTGGATAGCGAGCAAGTGATTAATCAATCACACTTATTTAAGGAGTAATTATGCCAACGACTATTTTAGGTATTATCGCCGTAACAATGGTAATCGGTTGTTTTTTCAAGGTCGGGGAAGCTATCGGAGCTTGTATCGGCGATCAGATTAAATATCGCTATGTACTTTGGCGAGATAAACGAGGGGAAAAATGAAACTCAGTGAATTAATTACCAACGATAACGGCAGGCTTAGCACCACCGCCTTTATCCAATTTTTCGGAGCGGTTTTAATGGCGATCATTTTGGCGTATAGCGTCTATTTAGACCGTGCAAATGTAAGCGAACTGTTTACCACCTTTGCTTTATTTTGTGGCGGCGGTGTGGCCACCAAAGGCTTTGCCAATGCCCTTAATCGCCGTAAATCTTCACTAGCACAAGGAGAAGAACAATGATGTGGCAGATGTATGCCCTTGCGGGGCTAGGTGCAGTGTTTGTGGCGATTTATGCTCGGTTACATTGGCAAAGTAAAAAACTCAGTGAAAAGCAAAAAGAAATCGAAATGGTGAAAGCCGAAGCCAGAGCCATCGCGGAGGAAATGGAAAATGCAGAAAAACGTCAGCAAATTGAAGCAGCTCATCGCCGTCTTAACGCTCACGGCGTTGATGACCAGTTGCAGTCAAAAGGTTACTTCCGTGAGGATTAGCGGTTGCAGTGCGTTTGGGCTGATTTACCCCAGTCGTCAAGATACATTAGAAACCAAACGGCAGGTGCTGAACCATAATTTAGCCTATGAGCAGATTTGCGGGGTGAAACGTGGATCTACAAATTAGCGGTGAGTGGGTGTTTAACGGGGTGGTATCCATTGCCGTTACCTTTGTCGGGTTTTGGTTGCGATCGGTCAAGGAAGAGCTGAAAGAACTCAAACAAGAATGCAAAGACATCCGCAATAACTATCAAACTAAAGAGCTTGCCAAGGTGCATAGCACACACACGGACAATATTTTGGCGGAAATTCGGGACGAATTAAAAGCAATGAATCATAAATTAGACAGCAAGGTGGATAAATAATGTCAGCCAGAGAACAAAAGCGTTTGAACCAACGCAACACCAACGAAAAACTCGATGAACTGTTGGATTTAAGCAAAGAAGCGAATCGCAAAATCGACCGTATTGGGGAGCGGGTCAATGATATTGATCATCGTTTGTCATCGCTCGAAACCCAAGTGGGCAAAGTGACCACCAAAGCCTTTGTGGCTGGCGGTTTAGGTGGTGCAATGGTTGCGGTGGGCATTGAGTTAATCAAAGCAAAATTTGGGGGCTAAATGGCTCACGATGAGAAAGTGCGGGCATTAGTACGCCGTTATTATGTGTTTGACCGCTTTACCCTTGAGCAATCTGCACAAAAAGCTGACGTGTCTTTTGGTACAGCGCGCCGTTGGAAAGCGCAAGCCCTAAATAAAGGGGACGATTGGGATAAGGCGCGCGATGTGCATATTATGGCAGGCGGTGAAGTGAATATGATTTCGCAAGGTTTATTGGCGGGATTTATTTTGCAGTATCGCACCACAATGGACGAATTACAGCAAAACACTGAATTGAGTGCCAAGGATAAGGTGATGTTACTTGCCGCCCTTGCGGATAGCTTTACCAAAATGACGGCAGCAAGTAAGCGGATTTTGCCAGAAGTATCTGAATTGGCGGTGGCAATGCGTACCGTTGAGTTATTTGGTGAGTATATCCATCAACATCATTCTTCCCTAATGGAGCCTTTTATTGATGCATTGAATGGATTTGGGCAAACACTCAATGAGGAATTTAAAAAATGAACCTATTGAGTTTTCTTTTTGTGATTGCGGCTTGCCTTTCTGCCCGTGATGGTGGGGCGTGGGGCTGGTGGGTATTTTTAGCATTATTAGTGAGTGATTAAAATGAAAAGCAAAGATTTTTTGAAAGAATTAAGTGCTTATGCTGATAGCCTACGGCAAAAGTTAGAAGCCTCTTTTGAGGGCTGGAATGATAGCCCTGAAGCCGTGGTTGAACGCCGTAAAAAAGTGTTTGATACGATTTCGGGTTATGAATATTTTGTCAATCATTACTTTCCGCATTACACCCGCTCAAGCTCAAAATCCAAATTGCATCATTATCTATTTGAACGCTTGCCCGCCATTTTACAGCAAGAGAAAGGTTGCCTAGATGCCATTGCTGCACCCCGTGGTGAAGCTAAATCTACCTTGGTTTCGCAGCTTTATACTCTTTATTGCTTGGTGACCCAACAGAAAAAATATTGCCTCATTGTCATGGACAGTATCGACCAAGCCTACCCAATGTTGGAAGCCATTAAAGTGGAGTTGGAATTTAATCAACGGCTACGCATTGATTTTCCCGAAGTGGCAGGACAAGGGCGTGTGTGGCAAGCAGCAACGATTGTTACCCACGCTAATCAAAAGGTGCAAGTGGCAGGTTCGGGCAAAAAATTGCGTGGTTTACGCCACGGGGCATTTCGTCCTGATTTGGTGGTGCTGGATGATATTGAAAATGACGAACAAGTCAGAAGTCCAGAACAGCGGGATAAATTGCATAACTGGTTAAAAAAGACCGTGTTACCGCTTGGCTCTGCGGGGGATAAATTTGACATTGTGTATATCGGGACAATCCTGCATTACGACAGTGTACTCAATCGCACCTTGCACAATAAAGCGTGGCATACGGCAAAATTTAAAGCACTCACAAAAATGCCCGACAATATGGCGTTATGGGATAAGTGGGAAGATTTTTACCTAAACGAGGGCGAAGCGGTTGCCGATGCCTTTTATCAGCAAAATAAAGCCGAAATGGACGCAGGAGCGGAAATCTCTTGGGCAGCTCGTCCACTCTTGGCGTTAATGAAAATCCGAGCACGAGATGGACACGCCACCTTTGATAGCGAATACCAAAACGACCCGGTTAGCGGTGATGATGCCATTTTTGCCAACAGTATCCAATATTGGACATCACTCCCTGATAACCTGATTTATTTTGGTGCGCTTGACCCTTCAATGGGTAAGGCGGGAGCTAGTCGCGACCCGTCCGCAATTTTAGTGGGTGGCTATCATCGCGAAACAGGCAAGCTCTATGTGATTGAGGCACAGATTAAAAAGCGTCTGCCCGATTTAATTATCGAAGATGTGATTAGGCTCAATAGCCAATACCAATGCCACCGTTGGTTTGTGGAAACGGTGCAATTTCAGGAATTTTTGCAAACAGAACTTGTTAAGCGTTCCGCCCAACGGGGCAAGCCTGTGCCAGCCACGGCGATTAAACCGAATACCGATAAAATGCTACGTATTGAGAGCTTACAACCGCATATCGTCAATGGCTTAATTTTGTTGCATCACAGTCAATCCACCTTAATTTCACAGCTACGTCATTTCCCAAAAGCCGACCACGATGATGGTCCCGATGCCTTAGAAATGCTATGGAAAAATGCGGTGCTCAACTCTGCCTCCATTGAGTGGACAAGCCTGAATGAAGCAGAGTTAGATAACGATTGGCGTGATGAAGATGATGATATTTATAGCATTTGGAAAGGATAAACAATGGCAAAGAAAAAACGCAATAAGCACAAACAAGCACAAAATAAAAGTGCGGTTAAAATTGGGCAAGATTTTCAAACCAACGAAGCTCGTATTACGGAGAATGGGCGGATTATTTCCGACCACCCAAGCAATAAAATCACGCCTGCCAAGTTAAAAAGTATTTTTGAGGATGCTGAGGCGGGCAATATCCAAACCCAGCACGAACTCTTTATGGATATTGAAGAGCGGGACGGCGATATTGCGGCAAATATGGCAACCCGCAAACGGGCGATTTTAACGCTGGATTGGCGAATCGCCGAACCTCGCAATGCCACGACCGCCGAGCAGGGCTATCAACAAGAGGTGGACGAATATTTTTATCAATTTTCCGAGCTGGAAAACCTGCTGATGGATTTAATGGATGCAGTGGGCCACGGCTTTTCGGCGTTAGAAATTGATTGGCATTTTATTAACGGAAAATGGCAACCAAAAACCTTTATACACCGTCCGCAATCGTGGTTTAAGATTGATAAAGACGACAATTTATTACTCAAAACCCCTGATAATTACGAAGGTGAGCCACTACGCCCATTGGGCTGGGTGGTGCATACGCATAAAACTCGCTCAATTCAGTTAGCTCGCCTTGGTTTGTATCGTACACTTGCGTGGCATTATATGTTTAAGCATTACGCCGTCCACGACTTTGCCGAGTTTTTGGAGCTGTATGGTATGCCTATTCGCATTGGAAAATACGGTGCGGGGGCAACCAATGAGGAAAAACGTACCCTTTTGCGTGCTTTGGCTCAAATTGGACATAACGCGGCGGGCATTATGCCTGAAAGTATGGAAATTGAGCTACATAATGCGGCGAATGGCTCAAGCGTTAATAACCCATTTTTGCAAATGATTGAGTGGTGTCGTACCGAGATTGCTCGCCTGATTTTGGGGCAAACGCTCACATCAGGAGCGGACGGTAAAAGCTCAACCAATGCACTTGGCAAGGTGCATAACGAAGTACGCCGTGATTTGCTGATTGCCGATGCCAAACAAATTGCACAGACCATTACCAAGCAAATTATTTTGCCTTATTTACAGCTCAATGTTGATCCGAGCATTGATGAAAGCCGCTGCCCTCGCTTTGAGTTTGACACCGCAGAATATGAGGATTTAGAAAAATTCGCCAAAGCCTTGCCTGATTTAGTCAATATCGGCGTGGCTGTGCCTGAAAGTTGGGTGCGGGAAAAATTGGGTATTCCCGAACCGCAAGAGGGCGAAGCGATTTTAAAAACCGTTCAAAGCGACTTTAAAGAAGAGTTAAATGATGATGAAAAAGAAGAAAAAACCGAGCAAAAACGCACCGCACTTACTTTCAGCCCTCACACTGACTGTGGTTGCGGCTGCCGCCAAACCGCCTTGTCCACCGAAAACCAAAGCACGGACGAACAGCAGATTTTAGATAATGTGCTAGATGAGGGCTTGCAACAGGTGGATTTTAACGCCCAACTTGATCCTATGGTACAAAAAGCCGTGGCGTTGATGTTGAGTTGCGAAAGTTATGAGGAAGCGGGCGAGAAACTGGCCGAGGCTTACCCAGATTTAGAAAGTGACGAACATCACGCTTATTTAAGTCGTGCGTTATTTTTAAGCGAATTATTAGGGGGCAGCAATGCCCGCCGTTAATTTTGCTTTGGGGCTTGAGCCAAAAGAAGCCATTGCGTTTTTGAAAGGCAAAAAAGCTTTACTTGACCATTTGGACGAGAAAGGCTTGCTGGAAAGTGCCAGAGCCAAAGCCACACGCATTGCGAACATCACCAGCCTTGAAATGACCAAAGATATTTATCAATCGCTGATCATCGCTCAAGAGCAAGGGCAATCTTTCGGCGAGTGGAAAAAAGGCATTTTTGAACACTTCAAAAAGAAAGGTTGGATTGCGGGCTATGACAAAGGCTATTTATTGGCTGATCCAAAAACAGGTGAGTTTTTTGGCACACCAAGACGGCTTGAAACCATTTACCGCACCAATATGCAGGCGGCTTACTCGGCACAGCGTTATCAGCAAATGCGAGATAATGTAGATAGTCGCCCTTATTGGCAATATAGTGCGGTCAATGATGACCGCACTCGCCCAAGCCACAGTGCAATGAATGGGTTGGTGTATGCCTATGATGATCCATTCTGGCATACCTTTTATCCGCCCAATGGCTTTAACTGCCGTTGCACGGTGATTGCGTTAGCGGAAAGAGATATTAAACGGCGTAACCTCATCGTTAGCCAAAGCGAGGGGCGATTGGTGGAATATGAACGCAAAATCAATCAGCGAGAAACCGAGAAAACCACGGCGTTTAAGGTGAGTGAAGATCGTTGGGTGATCACCGACCGAGGGTTTGATTACAACGTGGGGCGAACGAGCTATAAACCCAACTTAGACCTTTACCCTGAAAAACTCGCTCACCAATTTGCCAAACGGGAAATGAGCGGGGCGGGCTTTCAATGGGATTTTCACCAATTTGAAAAGGAATTTAAGGCAGCTAAACAAGCCTTAAAGTTAGGCGATAAACCGAATAGTACGCAACTGACCGCCATCCGTAACCAACTACGGCGGGAATATAAATTTACCGCAGGCGTATTAAATGCGGCAGATAAAGCCAAGCTCGGTAGCCAAACTGCGACCGTGTGGCTGTCTGATGATACGTTAATTAAGCAGTTTAGTAGTCGAGAGGGGCAAAATTTCGGGGCTGAGGAGTATGCGGTATTGCCTGAGTTGATTTATGAACCTGATATGCTTTTACCTACAAGAGAAAAGCATTTCCAGTTTTTTAAACAAATTAAAGGTCATAGATATACTGTGGTTTTGAAAGTATTGGAAAATGAGGTCTTTGTGCAATCATTCAGAAAAATGAGTGAGAAACAGTGGGATAAGGCATTGAAAGGTAGCCACTAGGCAGGGCTCGAACCCACTGCACACAATCCCCGGTACTCTTTCAACCGCTCGTCCGCGATCTTCGAGATTCATCGCTTTTCTAGTGGCTGTGTTGAATATACCCTTTTTTATTTTTAATGACAATAGGAGATGCAATGGAAACATTACTTAACGACAAAAATTGGCAGGCTTACTTACCCTTAGCTTTGAGCCTACAGGAAAAAGATGAGATTAAAGCCGCATTGCTGAAAAACATAGCGCAAACCCCTGACAGTTTTACTGCGCTATGTGAATACTTAAGATGCTTACGCATTATTGAAGAATATCCGTTAAAAACGGAATAAGTAATTATCTATGCTGGATTTGCTCTTGGTATAGCCGTTTAGAAATAGCCAAGATTAATTGAGTTAAATGCTCGGCGGTTTGCTCAACCTCTTTTGTATCATTAGGCAGAGTATAATTGGGGTGGGTAATGAGATCACGAGCTAACTCAATAGCGAGTTTATCTGTATTAGTAGTTCTTTCTATTTTCATCGTTATTTCCTTATTTAAAATGGGCGATATTACCCATTCTTAGGGTAGCAGAGGCATATTATGATTGAAATAAAAATCAATAATGAAAAAGAGGTCTTTGCGTTATTGGAACGCTTAAGCCAAGGTGTGCGTTATAACGCCCCTTTAATGCGTACCATTGCAGGGACAATGCAATCAGCGGTCGATCAAAACTTTCAGGCAGGTGGTCGTCCTAAATGGCTGGGGGTAAAATCTCGCTCCAATGGTTCGCCCTTGATTGATAGTGGGGCGTTACGCAATAGCATTCGTGCCAGTTGGGATAATGATGAAGCCCTTGTTGGCACAAATTTAGCCTATGCGGCAATTCATCAATTTGGTGGCAAAACCAAACCGCATAAGATTAAACCTGTAATGAAAAAAGCCTTGAGCTTTGGGGGTATTGTGCGAAAATCTGTTAATCACCCAGGAAGCAATATTCCCGCCCGTCCATTTTTGACCCTAACTCCACAAGATGAGGCAGATATTTTAGAGGACGTGCAAGACTATTTTAAACAGATAATTAAATAATGCTATTTAGCCCCTAAATCGCACGCTGTGCGATTTTTTCTTTTAGGGGGTACGATTTATCATTCAAAAATTTTTAAAATAAATTAAAACGATTTAAAACGGTTTTAAAATGGGTTGTGTTTTAAATCAGTCAGCTTCTTTCTATTTTTCAGCTATCTCTCTTTTCCCTCTCCTTTCTGTTGTGTGGAAGCCTATTCACAGTTTTAGCACATCGCAAATCGCTATGCTATGTCAAGATTAAGCAATAAAGGATTTTTTTGATGAAACTTGCAGCCTGTAGTTTTGAGTTGAGCCAAGCCAAAAATGGGCGTATCCAGTTGTTGCCTTACGGTGCATTTCGAGCCACAGACGGACGACCTTTTGACGTGGAGGCTTGGTATGTAACAGACACAAACGGTAACGATGTGGTGGCATTGGCAAATAGCCAACGCAACCCACTCCCAATTGATTACGAACATCAGATTTTGCACTCACAACAAAATGGCAAAGAAGCACCAAGTGCGGGGTGGATGGATTACCTCTATTTTACCCCGCAAGGTATTTTTGCCGATGTGCGTTGGACGGACAAAGCCGCCGACTATATCAAAAACGGGGAATATCGCTATATCTCTGCGGTGTTTAGTTATGACACGCAAGGCTATGTACGCAAAATCTTTCACGCCGCCTTAACCAATACACCTGCTTTAGATGGGATGGATGAGGTGATGGTGGCTGCCAGCCAACAATTTTTAACCAACCAAGAGGAAACACCAACAATGGATAAAGCCTTACTTGCGGCATTGTGTGCGTTATTTAACACGCCGAATGCCACCGAAGCTGAAATCAGCCAAAAAATCACCGCACTTGCACAGTCCAAAGGAGATAGCCAAGTGGCGTTATCAGAGGTTTACATCAAGCTCGCTGAAAAAGAGCAATCTGTTGTGGCATTGACCGCACAAATTGCCAACCCTGACCCTGCTAAATTTGTGCCAGTGGAGCAAGTCGCTGCCTTAACGGCCGAGTTCACGCAATTTAAGCAAGGCATTGAGCAAAAAGAAAAAAACGCATTAATTACCACCGCACTTTCGCAAGGCAAGCTCGCTCCTGCATTAAAAGACTGGGCAGAAAGTTTAAACCTTGCAGCATTAACGGATTATTTAGCCAAAGCCCCAGCGATTGCCGCATTAAGTGGCGAACCACAAGCCAAAACTGACCCGAACGAAAATCAAGTGGCAGCCTTAAGTGCGGAAGATAAGCACGTTGCAAAAATGCTGGGCTTAACGGACGCGGAATATCGTAAAAATTTAGAAACAGGAGCTTAACCCTATGAGCGTTGAATTTAAAAAATCAGAAATCTTAAAAAAATTAGATACCCAATTTCGGGCGGAATTTAGCAAAGGAATTGCCCATATTCAACCACAATACCCGAAAATTGCGATGACTGTGCCGTCTAACACCGCAACCAATACCTACGGCTTTATGCGTGCGTTCCCGAAAATGACGGAATGGGCAGGCAAGCGTACGATTAAAAATATGTCAGCGGTGGGAATGACCCTTGATAACAAAAAATACGAAAGCACGGTTGGCGTACCACGTGAAGCCATTGAAGATGACCAAGTGGGCTTATTCCGCAATATGATGGCTCAAGCAGGGCAATCGGCAGCGGAATTGCCTGATGAGTTGATCTTTAAATTGTTGCTTGCGGGTGAAAGTACGCTCTGTTATGACGGGCAAAACTTCTTCGACACCGATCACCCATACTATCAAGATGTCGATGGCACGAATGCGGGAACAGCACAAAGTAACATTACCACAGGTTCTGATAGCGGTGCGAAATCTTGGTATGTGCTAGATACCAACAACGTGATCAAACCGTTTATTTTCCAAGAGCGCACCAAGCCAGAGTTTGAGGGCAAATTTGATCCGTCTAAGTCAGATACCGTGTTTATGGAAGATGTGTATTTATGGGGCGTGCGTTATCGCTGTAATGCGGGCTTTGGTTTTTGGCAACTCGCTCACAAGGCGAAACAGCTTAACTTAACTGCGGATAATGTGATGGCGGTTATTACCAAAATGACCACCTTAAAAGCCGATGGCGGGGCGTTTATCAATGTGCGACCAACCACGCTTTTAGTGCCACCAAGTTTAGAAAAAGCGGCGTTAGATATTTGTAACGCTGATGTGATTGGCGGCACAACCAACACCTTAAAAGGTCGCTTACAGGTAATGGTATCCCCTTACATTATCGAATAATCATTTTTCCCCGCCTGCGGGCGGGGCGTTAAGGAGAAGGATTATGGCAAGAAAAACCAAAGCCCAGAAAGAAAAAACGGAAGCGGAAAAAGAAAACTTAGAAGCTAACGTGAAAGATGACGCATTAAAAAACGATGCTGAAACCGACCGCAACCTAGAAGATAGCACGACAGCCAAGGCAGAAGATGAGACGGTAAAAAACGCTGACGAAACTGACCGCACTTTAGAAGAGGGTGCAACAGCCGAGGCGGGCGATGAAGCATTGAAAAACACCGCTGAAACTAACTGCACTTTAGAAGATGACAAGGTGGTTGAAGGTGGGCAAGTGATTAACCCGATTGCTTATGCTGTCAAGTTGCGTGCCATTCACCCGCACGACAGCTACGGGCGTTGTGGTTACCGTTTTTACAAAGACAAAGAAACGGAAATCCCAGCGAACGACTTAACGGGAGAGCAGGTTTTAACCCTTGCGGAAGATCCGTGGTTAGAACTTGTGCCAGTGTGTGAGGAATAGCGATGGCTTATGCAACCGTTGCCGATTTTGTCTTGCGTGTGGGTGAGTTACAAGCCATTGAGCTGACCGACCGCGATGGCGTGGGGGAAATTAATGAGCAGGTGTTAGAACTTGGACTAGCGGATAGCTCAAGCCAGATGGACGGTTATTTGTCAGCTCGTTATGCCCTGCCCTTGCTCTCCGTCCCACAAAACTTAGTGCGGTTGTGTTGTGATTTAACCCGCTACCGCCTTGCCAGTATGTCGGGAGTGGATATTACTGATGAGATTATTGAGCGTTACAAGCTCAGCCTAAAAGAGCTGGAACAGCTAGCTAAAGGAGCTATCTCATTAGGGTTGCCAGAGCTTAATGCAGACAGTGAGGACAGCGAGTTTTCAGGGGCGATATTTTTTAGCAACAATAAAAACAGGGTATTTAGCCGTGATAACAAAGATTGAACAAGCCTTAACTGACCGCTTGCAACGAGGATTAGGCAAACTGGTTAATACGGTGAAAAGTTATGGCGGTGAATTTGATGATGAGAGCTTTAGCACAGCTCGGCTACCTATGTGTTTAATCACTTATGGTGGCTCTCGCATTGAACGAAAAGCCACTAGTGCAAAGCGTTATCAATCCACCGATACCTTTGTGATTATGCTTGCCGTGCGTTCTTTGCGGAGCAATCAAGCCGCCCGTCAAGGTGGCGTGGATAAACGCGAGGTGGGGGTTAATCAGCTCATTAGTGCGGTTCGCCGTTTGTTAGATAGCCAAACCTTAGGGGGATTGGTCAAACCGCTTAAGCCTACGGCAGTGCGTACCATTTTTAACAATGCCAAGTTTAACGCGAGTTCAATTACTGCTTATGCGTTGGAATATGAAGTGGTGTATGACGATGTTAGCCCGTTAGAAGATGGGTTATATCCCGAACCTACCACCGATGAAACCAGCCCTGATTATGTGTTTAGCGTTTATCAGGGGGAGCAATCCGATCCTGCACCGACATTGGAACATATTAATTTTAATCTTTACAACCCAGATACTAACGCCGATCACCCTTTTGTGGTGGCGATGGAGGAAAAATGAAAGTAAAAGCCGCAGTTGGCATTAAAGTGCCAATGGAAAATCAACCTTACCGCTATATTGAGCAAGAGCCAGTGGAGGTTGAAGACAGTATCTATTATCAACGTCGCATTAATGACGGGGATTTAATCGTGGTCAATGAACCGCGTAACCGAAGAAATCGGGAGGCAAATAATGACTGATACTAATATCGAATTTGAGCATATTCCAACAAGCCTTAGAATGCCGGGTGTATATAGCGAATATAACGCTCAAAATGCTGTGAGTACCTTACCAACTAATGAGCAAAATGTATTGATTATTGCTCCAATGGTCGGGGGCGATACGGCTTATTCTGCCCCTGTGCCGATTTATTCCGATATTGATGCGAAAAATGCTTTTGGGGCAGGTTCTTGGGGGCATTTAATGGCTCGTATTGCCATTCAAAACAACCCGATGATCCGTTTAACGGCAATTGGCTTAAAAGATAATAGCTCAGGCGTTGCGGCAACAGGAAGCTTGACCTTAAACGGCACAGCAACAGGTGCGGGCGTAATTAAAGCGATGATTGGCGGGGTGGAATATGCCATTTCAGTGGCAAAATCGGAAACCGCCAGCGACTTAGCCACCCGATTAAGTGCGGTGATCAACGCGGGTGAATATTGCCCTGTTACGGCATCGGTGAGTACGGCAACCTTAACTTTGACAGCAAAATGTAAAGGGGAAATTGGCAATGAGATTGAACTTAGCGTACAAAGTACTGCACAAGGCATTTCAGCGGAAGCCAGTGCCTTTGCGTCGGGTTCGCAAAATGCCGATCTTGCCTCTGCACTTGCCAGTGTGGCAGGCTCGCATTATCACATTATCATCTCGCCGTTTGCTGATGATAAAAATGCCACCGCACTTCGCAATCATCTTGAGCTTGTTGCAAGTCCAACGGAGAAAAAGCCTGCGATTGGGGTGCTGGGTTGGCGTAGCACGATGGCAGCCGGCACAACCTATGCGAGCAAAATTAATGCCAACCGTATCACTTGTGCGTGGTACAAAGGGGCGCTTGAAGCAAATGCTTTACTTGCAGCGGGTTATGGTGCAGTCATTGCCAGTGAGGAAGACCCCGCACGTCCGCTCAACACCTTAGAGTTGAAAGGCTTAACCCCTGTTGATGCCACGCAAACGCCATTAAAAACCGAGATTAATCAAGCCTTATTTAATGGGCTAACACCGATTACGGTGGTAAATCATCGGGTGCAAATTATGCGGGCGATTACCACTTACACCAAAAATCCTGCCAATGTGGATGACCCCGCGTGGCTTGATTTAACTACCATTCGCACGATGGACTATGTGCGTAAAGCGGTTGAACAGCGTGTTGCCTTGCGTTTTCCGCGTTCAAAACTGTCTAAACGCACACCGCCAAAAGTGCGGTCAGAAATTTTAGATGTGTTGTATCGCTTGGAAAACCAGGAAATTATCGAAAATGTGGACGCACATAAAGGCAAATTATTAGTGGTGCGTAATGGACAAGACCCAAACCGCTTGGATACGCAAATTCCAACGGATGTGGTGAATGGCTTGCACGTGGTGGCAAATCGTATTGATTTAATTTTATAGGAGTAAGTAATGGCTGAAAAATATGCAGGCTCTGCGGTGTTAGAAGTGGACGGCGTAGAGATTGAGATTGCCGATCTAAACGTAACCAAACAAACAGGGCGTAAATTGGTGAAGACAATGAACTCCGAAGGGCGTGCTAGAGGCTTTGCCAAAGGGATTGCCACTTGGGAAATCAGTTTAACCGCAGCCCTCCCAATTGATGGTTCTGAAATTGATTGGGCGGAAATTAGTGATGCCAAAATCACTATCTATCCCCTTAATCAAGAAGATAAACGTACCTCTTATTTGGGCTGTTTCACTACGCAGGTGGGGGAAAAATACACCGTAGATAATGAAGCTGTGATTGATATTCAGATGAATGCACTTAAAGAGGTGAGCGAATAATGGACGGATGTTTACTTTTAGGCTTGCCCGTTGATGGTAAGCGATATTTTGATTTTAAGGTGCATTTGCTCACATTGGGCGATGAGTGCAATGCCCTTGAGATGATTGCGAATCTTGGTATTGCTACAGGTGAGGCTAAGCCATTAAGCCAAGCAGAAAAAATGCTGATGGATTTAGCCTATTTATGCCAACAAGTGGAATTTGTTGGGGTGGATAAACAATATATTACCCCTGAATACTTGCTAAAGCGCCTGGCAACAGATGATTATCTCCTGATTGCTGAGACTATTTTGGCATTGCGAAAAAAGCATATCGCCGCTGGGGAGAGCCAACACCAAGAAAACAGCCACGCCCCAACTGCTATGACTTAAAGGCGGCAGAGCAACATTATCGAAGTGCGGTGGTTTTTTTAGCGAAATTAGGCTTTACGCCCCAGCAGGTGCGAGAAATGAGCCATTTAGAGGTGTCGGCTTGGGTGGAAAGTCTGTTGCAATCTCAAGGGGCAAAATCACAAGCGAATGGCATAAGCAAAGGCGATACAGTGCATTACAACCTTGTACGCCGCAGGCAACAACAAGAGGCGTAAGCCTCTTTTTTTTATGGGTTTAAAACAAATTTAATAAGGGTTTAAAAATGGCAAATCTAAAAATGTCTTTATGGCTTAAAGCTAAAGATTTTGCAAGTGGCGTTGTCGATAAAATGCGTAGCAATGTCAATAAAGCGAATAAAGATATTGAAAATCAAGCGGTGCGAAGCGGGCAAAAACAGCAAGAAACCGTAAAGCGTACGGCTCAAATTACCGAGCAATCTTATCGCCAAATACAGCAAGCTGCTCGAGCAAGGCAAAGTTTGGGAATGCGGAGTGAAAATGCTATCCAGCGTGAAATTAATCAAACCATTGCCGCTTATCAACGTTTAAAAACCAGTGGTGTCGCCTCAAGCCGAGAAATTGCCCGTGCGGCGGTAATAGCTAAGCAAAAAATTGCCCAGCTTAATGCGGAAATGGGCAAAGTGTCGACAGGGCAACGGTTGGGGAATGTTGTTGGAAAAACCATGGCTATTGGCGGAGCGGTTTATGGCGTAGCCAGTACATTAAAGCCCGCAATGGATAATAAAAAGCAATGGGATCAGAATGTTGCTCAAGTTGCATTAACCGCCTTCAATGATCAAGATGCGGATTATATCAAAACAACAGGTATCGCACGCGTAAATAAAGCAGCATATGAAACAACCAAAGCCGTTGGTGCGGGAACCACGGATATGGCGTTATCCGCATTAGATGGAATGATTAAAAATGGTTTATCTTTTGACCAAGCCGAAGCAACATTGCCTACAGCAATGAAAATGATGGTTGCGGGACAAACAGACGGTAATCAAGTGGGTGCACTTCTTCAGGTCTTGAAAAATTATGGCTTTAAGGGAGAGGATTTACAAAAAGCCTTAGAGGTTACTTTGCAATCTGGTTTTGATGGTAAGTTTGAGGTGTCAGATATGATCCAACACCTACCTAATTTGCTTTCTATTTCTAAAAATGCGGGCTTTCACGGTTTAGAAGATTACAAATATTTACTTTCAATGACACAGGTGGCAGCTAATCAAGCGGGGTCAAATGATATTGCTGCTAATAATGTTGCCAACTATTTGAATAAATTAAATAGTGTCGATACCGCACAACGGTTAAAAAAAGTGGATATTTCCAATAAAAAAGGTTTGCAAGGCATTGATTTAGAAAAATCCTATCAGCGTGGTTTAGCCAGTGGGAAAAATGCTTCACAGGTAATGGTAAGTATTGCTGAAACGTTGCTTAAAAACGATCAGGAATATGTGAAGTTACAGCAAAAACTGTTGCAAACCAAAGATGAACAGAAAAAAGAGCTTATCAAAGCCCAAATGGATTTAAAAAAAGGGGCGGTGCTTGGTAAGTTGTTGCCTGATGTACAAGCAAAAGCAGGGTTTAATGCGGTAACAACCCAGCAAGAAATGGATAAGTATCAAGCCAATCTTGAGGACGGCAAAATTGGCAAAAATATGGATAAATCTGTCAAGGTGCTTGCTGGAACGGATCTAGCTAAAGAAGAGCTAGCCAATTCCTTAAATAAATTTAGTCAAGGCGAAGTCACCGGCTGGTTAAATAGTATTGAACGTAAAATTAATGACGAAGTGATTTCTGCACATCAAAACGGCAACGGGCAAATGGTGGGTAATTTAGGCTTAGCAATGGATGTGGGAAAATCAGCAGTGGGCTATGGTTTTGGTGGCTGGGCGTTAGGAAAAGGATTATCTGGCGGTTTGGGGCGAGCAGGCGTTGGTGCGGCGACGGGAGCAGGTTTAGGTGTTGTACCCGTTTTAAAAGCGGTAGGTAAAGTGGGCGTTGTTGGCACAATCGCAAGCTTAACTACATCACCTGAATTAGATAGTAAATCTCAACAACTTCTTGATTTACAACATAAAGTACGTTCAGGAACAGCCACAGAGGAAGAAAAACAAGCGTTAATGCAACAAATTAACCAATCTAGAGAAGAAGCAAAATTACAAGACGCACTTTATAACACAGGTAATTCACTTGGTGCGTATTTTACCCGTAAAAGTGTAGAAAAGTCTTATATGGCTTATCTCAATAGCCGTTTGGAAAAAGGTGATATTTCGGAAGAGGTTCGGGCTCAAATTGAAGAACGAAATGCCTATTATCAGAAAGAGCAGGCAAATTCATTTCGTTTTCGTAAAGGATCACCTTATGTTGCTTCTTCTCATTTTAGTGAGCAAGCTGATCAAAGTGCGACTCGCATTGCAGGCCTTAGCTCGCCTATCGGTTTGACAATGCCAACCGCGGAGGGAGGAACACTTGCAAAACTTGAGCCCGCCTTGTCGAACTTAGCCAATTACCGAGCTGACTTTGAGCAATTTGGGCAAACCTTGAGTGATGCCTTAAAACAAGCCATTGAGAGCCAAAATTTTGTGATCCAAAATCAAATTAAGGTGGATTTAGATGGACGAATTGTGGCTGAACAAACTTCAGAATATCACTATCAAGATTTAAAACGTTGGGGGTAAAAATGAAAGGTTGGACAATGCCTATTCAACGCGCCAGTTATCGTGGTGTGCGTTTTGAGGTGATTTCGGTAGATGATGAATTAAACCGTGCCACCATTGATCACGCCTACCCTTTTGTTAATGGGGCGGATATTGAGGATTTGGGTTTAAACCCTCTTACGGTACGAATGCAAGCAGTGTTTTATGGCGAGGGCTATTACACGGATTTCAAGCAGTTTTTAAGTGCGTTACAAAAACAAGGGGCAGATGTGCTAGTCCACCCTATTCGGGGTCGGTTGCCGAATATGCTTTGCACTTCGGCAAATTTTCGCCACGATGCGGAAATGATTGATTATGTGGCGTTAGATTTAACTTTTGTAGAAAGTACACCTGCCAAGCCGATTTTTGTTTTTGAGTTTTCTTTTTTGGCTAAAATTGATGAACTTTTAACACAATTGGAAGATTTTATTGATGAGGTATTAGCGTTTTTTGCTCAAATCATGGAGGTGGTTGCCTTTGCGATGAATGTAAAATCACGTTTATTAGGGGCTTTTGGTGCATTACAAGGTTGTTTTGAACAGCTTTGTGGTTTATTTGATATGGGCAAAACTTTTTTTTCATTGCCTTCTACATTTGGTGCAATGGATTTTAAAGCAAAATCTTCTCATACCGCTAAAGCAATTACACATATTATAGAGCAAGGGCTAACCCAAGTTGCTCAGCGTTCTGATCTCACAACTAAAGCAAAATTTGATGAAACAATAAGAACGGTAAAGCAAATTCAAGCCATTCCTCAAAATTTACTTTCAGGTAAAAATATGAATTTATCGCAACAACAGGGGATAAAATCATTAACAATGTCATTGTCAACTGAAAGTATTGAACCAGTGCATTTGTTGATGCAATTAACTTGTACAGCGACGTTAATTCATTTGGCAACGGGGTTTATTGAAGACGAAACATTATTGCCGCAAGAGATTGACTATATTACAACCCTTATAAGGACTCATATTGTGTCAACCTTGCAATTATTGCGTCATCAAGCCCAAAAAGAGCAAGCAAATTCTGCACTAAATTCAACCGCACCTAATACTGGGGTTTATACCGCTACTCAGCAAATTGCGGAGAGATTACGAACTTTATCCCATCATTTTACCCAGCTTGCAATTTCGGCGATTAATCGTAAACCACCATTAACGGTTAGGGTTGTACCATTTAATGGCACGATTCAACAGATCGCCCATGCGTTTTATGGAGATTATCGCCGTTCCGATGAACTGCTACGCTTAAACCCACAAGTTAGGTTTCCGAATTTTATTGCTCAGGGGGAGTTATTAAATAGTTATGTCAATTAATTATCCTTATGAAAATGATGTGGTGGTTGAAATTGCGGGACAGCAGCATAACCACTGGAAAAGCTATGACATTGACAGTGATTTTTTAATCCCTGCGGATGCCTTTCGTTTTGAAATCGGCGTGGCTTCAGAGCATACCCACTTACCCGATTTTTCGGGGCAAGAAGTAAAAGTGCGGATCAATGGCGAGGTGGTGCTGACGGGCATTGTGGACACCACCCAGCACGGGATTAGCAAAACGAACCGCACTTTTAGCCTAAATGGGCGAGATAAAGCCAGCATTTTAGTGGATTGCTCTGCCCCGATAACCAATGTGAAAGGGCTAACGGTGCTTGAGGCGGTGCAAAAAATTGTGAATCCGTTGGGTATCACAAAGGTTGAGCTTAACGCCGAAAATAATCCCACTTTAGATAAAGTCGATATTGAAGTGGGCGAAACCGCGTGGCAGGCTGCTATCCGTTGTGCTAATTCTGCGGGGCTACATTTATGGTTTGATGCCCAAGGTACGCTAATTGTGGGCGGTGCGGATTACTCCACACCACCTGTGGCAACGCTATGCTGCCTAAAAGATGGTAAACGCAATAATTTTGAGCAAGCAGAGTTGACCTATGATGTATCACAGCAATTTAGTGAGATCACCTTTTTAGCTCAACGCCACGGGCGAGCTGGGGACGATAATAAAAACGATTTAAAATGGGTGTACAAAAACGAGGCGATGACCACTTATAAGCCGAAAACGGTGGTTGTGCCTGATGTGGAAAATTTGGCAGCGTTGCAAAAATGGGCGAAAAAATATCTCTCAGACAGCATTTTAGAAGGCTTTACGCTAACTATCATTGTACCAGACCATAAAACCCAAACGGGGCAATTATGGCAACCGGGTCAGCGTGTTCACGTGATTTGTGAAGAATATGATATTGATGCCATCTTTTTCTTGATAGGACGACGTTTTACCCTTTCCCGTTCAGGCGGTACACAAACCGAATTACGCTTAAAACAAGATGGAGTTTGGACACCCGATGCTTATGTTGGCAAAGCGGAAAAAGCCCGCAAACGGAAAGGTAAAAAAGGTAAAAATGGGCCGTTAATGGCAACAACAGGTGATGGTAAATGGGAGATAGTTAGGGGTAAATAATGCGTCGATTTAGTCAAGCAATACAACAAACCGCACAAACGACATTAAATGGCGTGCGTCAGGCTTTTCGTGGCGTGCTAAATTTAGTAAACAGTGCGGATAATATTCAAAAAACGCAAGTATCAGGGCTAGCTGACGAGACCTTGCAAGATGTGGAGCTAATGCAGCATTTTGGGTTTACCTCCGTTCCCCCAGCTGGTACGCAAGCGGTGATTATTCCCATCGGTGGGCAAACCTCGCATGGGATTGTGGTTGCAACCGAAAATGGGGCGTTTCGGGTCAAAAACTTGCAAGGCGGTGAGGTGGCTATCTACGACCAAAGTGGCTCAACCATCGTGCTTAAGCAGGGGCGGTTAATTGAGGTGGATTGTGATGATTTTGTACTTAATTGCAAAACCTATCAAGTTAATGCGACAACGGGGGCAAATTTTGATACGCCAAAGTTAGAGACCACGCAAGTTTTAACCGCTCAAGGGAAAATTAATGGCAACGGTGGTATGGCGGTGCAAGGTGGCAGCGGGGCAACCTTTAACGGTGATGTGACGCAAATCGGTGGTAACATTACGACTGATGGCGATGTTAACGCAAGCGGCAAGTCTTTGGTTAATCATACTCACAGAGGGGACAGTGGTGGCAATACCGGCTCACCACAATAAATCTATTTACAACAATAAAAAGCGGTGTGGAACTCCATCACCGCTTTTTTTGTATCTGTTTTACGTATATTTGTCAGTATGGACAGAGAGTTAAGCCCGCTTACTGGGGACTATACAAGTAAGACAATCAGTACGCTCGCTAATGCGGCGTATATCAGATTAACCACACCTTTAGGCTCTTGGTGGGCAGATGGGCGTGTAGGCTCTCTGCTCCACTTAATTCAGCGTGAAAAAGACTTAACCCGTGTTGGACTTATCGCCCAACAATACGCCGAAGAAGCCTTACAGCCCTTGCTTGATGATGGGCGAGCAAGTCAAATCCAAGTAACGCACCAGCAACCACATAATGGCTGGTTAATTTTACATATTGAAATCATTGATAATCGGGGTGAAACATATCGCTTTAAACACCCTGTAAAAGTCATTTAACGGGAGTTTAAAAATGTTTGTTGTACCCACCTTAGATGAGATAAGAGCAAGCATTTTACGCGATATGCAAGCCCTTGATCCTCAAGCCGATGTGAGCGTAGACAGTGATAATTACGCCCGTGCCTCAAGTTTAGCAGCGGTGGCTGAAGGTATTTATGCACATCAAAAATGGCTGATTAAACAGTTTTTTCCAGATACCGCCGATACGGAATTTTTAGAGAAACACACGGGATTGCGAGGCATTCGCCGCCGTAATGCCACCTATGCCAGCGGACGAGGGGCAACCATTACGGGGCAAGAAAATGCCGAGATCCCTGCAGGATTGCAAATAAAAACGGAAGATAACCGCTTTTTTGAGACCCTAGAAAGTGCGGTCATTTCTAGCACGGGTTTTGTGGTTGTGCCTGTTCGCTCCCTTGCTACAGGAGCGGGACAAAATATTAAAACCCAAACCAAAGGCAGTTTTATGGCTGCCCCAGTTGGTGTGCAAAGTGAAGTGATACTCAATGAAGTCATTGGTGCGACGGACGCAGAAAGTGATGCTTCACTGCTTGAGCGTTTGCTTGAGTTGATCCGCCGTCCTCCTGCAGGAGGCAATAAATATGATTATCGCAATTGGGCGTTATCCGTTGATGGCGTAACGGCGGCTTATGTGTATCCCTTGCGGAGAGGATTAGGCACGGTGGATATTGCCATTACGGCAGACAATGATGTACCCAATGAAGAAACCATTCGCCGAACACAAGCCTATATTGATGATGTCCGTCCTGTTACAGCGAAAGAAAGCAAAGTGGTAAAGCCTGATGTAACGAAAATCCATTTTGATATTCAGGTCAAAATCAGCGGCATTACGCTTCAAGAGATAACGTCAGCAATACAAGCCGCATTGGCTGATTATTTTAATACGCTAATCCCCGGTGATAGCTTGATTGTGTCGCAATGCGAGGCAGTGGTGAATAATTTAGTGGGTGTTGTGGATCGCAAATTTATTACCCCAACTGCGAATCGTACCGCTGACGTTACCCACAAAATTGAGTGGTTTAGATTGGGGAACGTGAATGTGTCGGAGATGCACTAATGGCTAATGATTACAAACACGCCCTTGCTCAGCTCTATCCGCCTGTTTCCTACAATATTAACGGTAAACAATTTTTAGCCCAATGTGAGGTTGATGGAAAGGTTTTTCAACGTTTAGAACAGCGTGCAACGGAAGTGTTAAATGTGATTAACCCTGAAACTTCGGGGCAAATGCTCGCTGATTGGGAACGGATTTGTGGAATAAAAACCGATACCCAAAAGACCTACACTGAGCGAGTGAAACGGGTCATTTTGCAGCTTAATGCCATTGGTGGGTTGTCTATCCCCTATTTTATGCAACTGGCTCAAAGCATTGGCTATCAAATTGAGATTAAAGAATTTTCACCATTGCAACAGGATTTGCCTGTTCCCGGTGACATTGTGCAATTTAGAGACGAACCGCAAGAAAGCCTGATTTTTATGTGGCGAGTTTCTGTTTTAAATGGTGATGACAATATTGTGTATTTTCGAGCGGGGCAGTCTTTAGCGGGTGAGCGACTAGTTGAGTTTGGCGATCCCATTATTGAAGCCTTTTTTAAAGAGTTAAAACCCGCTCATACTTACTGTTATTTTGCATACAAAGGTTAAAAAATGAAAGATTTACTCCCTAAAATTGATAGCCAAGATGGCGAATTTCAAAATGGCGACCCAGCCAGTGGCACACAAGGCACGCGGGTAACTGCCGAATGGTTGAATAGCGTGCAGGCTCATTTGCGAGATGTAGGCGAAGAGGTGAAATATTTGTTATTACAAGCAGGGCTTACACCTATCCCAAGCAAAACCACACAAATTTATGAAGCGATTATGGCGGTTATTAATGCCAACCGCAGAAATGGCAACACAACCCAAAAAGGGGAAATCCAACTTACCGACAGCATCAATATGGCATCAAGTGTGTTTGGGGCAAGTGCGTTGGCAGTAAAAAATGCCTATGACAAAGCGGTTGAGGCGGATAATCACGCCGAAAGGGCTTGCCATTTGGCTGAAAGCAAGCAATCCCCTGCCACAACATTAGCCGGCTATGGGATTGGTGATTTTAAGGTGGGGACATCCACCGGTGATGCCAATGATTGCAAGATTGACGGCAATTATTATTTTGCCAGCGGGCAAAATTTACCGAGTGCGGGGGCGTGGCATATTGCGGTGATGAGTGGCGGACAAACTAACGCTATCCGACAAATTGCCCGCAAAGCCAATGAGAGCAAGGTTCAAACCCGTTATTTTAACGGCACGTCTTGGAGCGCGTGGAAAGATGTAGGCGGTGATGGCTTGCCCGTTGGCTCAGTGTTGGCATTTCCTGTAGCCGTGCAAAATCCACAAGGTTTTTTGAAATGTGATGGCTCAACCTTTGGGAGAACAACCTATCCCGATTTATACCGCGCGTTAGGCAATAGCAACAAACTGCCTGATTTACGCCGCTCTAATGTGGGAATGACGGCGTATTTTGCGACAGATAAGATTCCTGAGGGCTGGATTGCGTTTGATGAAATCAAGGAAAAGGTAAAAGA